GAAGAACTCTGGCGACTCCACCGCGTCTATGGCGGCTATCGCATCGTCCAAGCGTCGCTGACCAGACGCATCCGCGTCTGATCGGCCGGTGGCAAGGGTCGCCTCCAGATAAAATTGAATGTTGTCGGCAGATTGTACGAGAAAGTCCGGAGAGCGGGTGGTGCCCTCTATAGGCGGCTCGACGGCCACGATGTCGCAGCCGGCTCGCAGCAGAAGTTCGTGCACGAGCAGTTCAAAAAAAGAGCTGTGATGCTGAACGTCGTCGACCGAGCGTAGGCGCCGCCGCAGCGCATCGAGATGTGCTTGAGGATATCGCTCTAGCAAGTCGTCAACGAGCGCGCGGACTCGGCCCGCTTCTGGACGCGCGGACTCGTTGAGGTAGGTGAATGCAGCAATACGCCCATCCGAAGGCTTAAGATTGGTCCTAAGAATCTCATCAAATACGGACATCGGCGGTCAGATCCTATAGCCGGCAATCACGCCGTTGACTCCAGAGGAGGCGGTACACCTCCCGGGACGGCGTATTCCGATTCCAGGCCTGACGACAAACCGCGGCAATCTCCCCACAGTCAAGCCTACAAGCGGCTACGTTATTTTCTAGCCGCTGGCAGAAGTTCAGATTGCAGTCGACAACGAATCACCCTATATTGCTAACGTCTGGAGTTCATAGGTTTGAGGCCGCCCAACGAGGCGGCCTTTGTCGTTTCTGGGCCCGATTGGGTCCGCTCCAGCAGTCCTTCGCGCTCAGAAGGACTTTGCCAACGCCCGCTCCGACGGGCACCCACCCCCACTACCGACACGCCCACCACCTGTGCCCCGCACACGGTGCAGACGCGCGCGTCTGCACCCCACCAAGGACAACGACATGGAACACACCGACCCCGACCTCGAGGAAACCTACCGCGCCCTCGAGGACCTGTGCCGCTTCGCCGACGAGGCCGTCGCAGAGATGCAGCAGCGGCAGGAGATCATCCGCGCGCTCGCCTACGGGAGGCGCTGATGGGGTCCCTCACCAAGATCACCATGCCCGCCCGGCTGATCGATCTGCGCGAGCAGGTCCTCGCCCGCTCCACCAAGAGGAAGCAGCGGGTGCCCAAGTGGCAGTTCCGCCTTGCTGCCGACATCGTGCTGATGATGCAGCCGAAAGTGGCCAAGGACCAGTACGTCTGGAATGGGCACTACGACGGCAACTATGATAACCGGCATCACATGTCGTTGCGGTTCGCCGGCGAGGTCCTGATGCAGGATGGCGCCAACGCCAAGTCGCTCTCGATGTCGAAGGCAGAGCGCCGGGATGCGGGGCCGTATACGCTCGTCAACTTCGAGGTGGGCGTCGATAACGCCGACGGCCAAACCTACCTCATATGGAATGGCTGGAGCGGCAAGCTCGGTCCGGAGTGGACCACAGACACCGCAGAGGACATCCGTATCCGCCGGAAGGAGTTCGACCGCCTTGAGCATCTCCTCCGGAAGATTTTCGAGGACGCCCTCGGTGATGGAACCTTCGACACGCTCAACAGCGGCCTAATGCTGTCGCCGCGGTGCCTGATGTGCAGCAAGCCGCTTACCGACCCTGCTTCTATGGCCCGCTGGATCGGCCCTGAACCACATCCACCAAGGTTCCGCGCACCATCCTGCTCCACAAGATGAAGATCGCCACTGCCGTCTCCTGCGAGAGACAGACCGACGGCAGCGTCAAGGAGACGCCGATGGCGAAGGAAGACGTGGACCTGCTCATCTACGACAAGGGCGACGGAGTTCCTGTTGTGCGCGTGCGGCCCAAGCAGCAGATCGAAGACGAGCCGGCCTGAGACTCGCAACACCGGGGCGAGTGGTGTGAAGGACTAGAAGCTGATAGGAACCCCCTGGCAATATGGCGCCATCTCCTGGAAATGGGCCACCAAGTCGCTCACATCAAAGTATGCGTTAATGAAGTCTGTTTCCCTGCTATGGGCAACGACATGGAGATCTTCGTGTTTGCGACCCAGCACCAACACGTCCCTTAGAAAGTTGGTGGGTGCTTCCACACGGAAGGACTGTTCGTCGTCTTCGCCTTCGCCCAGGGGACGATCGCGCGGGTCGCAGAGTTGCACCCCCTCACCCTTGGGAGCCCCGTAGAGTATGCACGCCCGGACGGTTCGCTTGCGGTTCCAATAGTCGATAAAGACGCTGAGCTGGTGCCTGTTGGCCTTGGCCGGGTCCGACTTGCATTCGATGTTCAGGATCAGAGAGCCGGGTAGGTCATACGTGCGACCGTTGGCATACACCCTCAGTGCGTACGAGGCCTGGTGAATGTTGAGTGTGTGCGCCCCGGTGCCGTCGTCGACAGTCTCGGTGAGGCCGGACTCATGCGACAACCCGATGATTTCTCTTACCACGCGTGGTGAATCGGCAGCAGTAGGCGCTGCGATAACCATCAAAGAAATGACCCCAGCAACGGCGTCAAGAAAACCAACTTTTTTGCCCGACATAATGGCCCTCAACAATGCACTTTGTCCGCAGCGCTAGATAAGCGCATCACGACCTGAGACGCAAACAGCGAAGCCGGGGCCACCACCCCGGCTTTTTCGTGCCCGGCCGCAACCGGAGCACGCGCCTCCCCCATCACCAAGCAAGTGAGAGAGATGCATGCCTACAGATGGTAATGCTTCGCCGTGCCCGTCAAGCTCTGCCGCTCGAAAAAAGCGCATCGAGGAGTTCGATCGCTGGCTTCTGAATGGAGCCCCGAAGGAGGCCAAGCCGAGATTCAATCTCGGATCGCGGCGCCTCAACGAAATCGCCAGCCTGATCGATCTGCGCTATGGCGCCGTCATCCCCGACAACGACGCTGCCCGCATCGCGCTCAGCATCCTGTGCGAGCATCTAGCCCGGCTCCCACGCGACGCGATCAAACTCGTGACCAATCGCATCGCCGAGATGGCGCCATGGATGTCGGAGACAGAGCGCGCCACCATGGTGCGGAATGTCACCAAGCGGCCTCAGACGTACAAGGCCAAGCGGCTCGGCAGGCTCCTCGAGCTCAGGTACGCCGAACGGTGCTACCTCCACATCACGACGATCAAGGCGATCGACCAACCGTCCAAGAAGGACGTTGCCCGCGAACGTTGGCACCTACGCCACGCCAAGAAGGGCGGCGTCAGCAGGGCTGAGTACCTGACACAGTTCACCACCAGTGCTGCCCTGGCTGAGCCATGGGTGACGCTCGGTATGAGCCGCGCCACCTACTACCGTAAGTTGGTCTCGGCCATGCGTGAGACAACCGTGAGACTCGGTCCCTCCGCACCACCACTACTTAGTGGTGACGAGCAACCGAGTCTCACGCGGAGTCTCACGCCCGGCGCCAAGCCATGGCTGGCACTCGGGATCAGCAGGTCAACTTACTACCGGCGTCGAAAACGGGACGCGGTAGGGGTGGTAGCCGCCGGGGGCCAACCAAGGCAACACGCGGCAACCAATCCTACCCATCCACGTGCACTCCGCCTCCAGGTAGCCCCGCGCTGACCGCGGCATCACGGCTACCGACTAATCCCTCCCCACAATCCGAGACGCCCAACCCTGGTGCAGTGATGCGCCGGGGCGATGGCGTTTGCACATCCGAGGACATCAATGTCTATCCGCCTGCGCGACCACCAGGTCGCCATCAACAACAACCTCCGCAAAGCGATCGCAGATGGTGAGGTAGCGATCATGGCCCTTTCGGCCACCGGCACAGGCAAGTCGGTGAACAAGGCCTATATCGCCTCTCGCTACCTGGACAGCGACCTGGTCCTGCCTGACGGCACGAGGCGCAAGCGGCGCGTCGTGATCACCGTCCCCTTCAAGCAGCTCGTCACCCAGATGCGCGGTCACCTGGAAAGGGCCGGCATCCGGCCCGATGAAATCGGGGTGCTCCAGGGCGAGAACTCCTACAACACCAACGCAAGGATGCTGATCTGCAGCGTCGATACGCTCGCCGCGCGCAAGCTGCGGCCGGAGTGCGACGTGCTGCTGGTAGATGAGGCGCATGTCCGCAAGGCCTGGCTGACAGAGTGGATCAAGGCCCGCAAGCAGCTGCGGAAGCTGACCGTCGGTTGGTCGGCCACGCCGTTCGCAGAAGGGTTGGGGCTGATCTACGACTGCTTGGTTATCGGCCCCAGCATGCGCGAGCTGATCGACGCTGGCGTGCTCGCCGACTTCGACATCATGACCCCCGGGCCGGAGGGCGTGAAACCCAACTTGAAGGGCGTCAAGACCGCGAAGAACATCGCCGGCGAGGACGACTACGTCGAGTCCCAAGTCGCCAAGATCATGTCGGCGCCGCCGCTGGTCGCAGATGCGCTCGCAACGCTGCGCGACAAGGCCAGCGGCCGCAAGGTGTTGTGCTTCTGCGTGAATGTCGCGCACGCCAAGGTCATCACCGAGCGCTACACCAAGGACGGCCTCAAGGTGGGGCTTATCCTCGCCAGCACCAAGATCGAAGAGCGCGACAGCATCGCCAAGCAGCTCGAGAAGGGCGAACTCCACGTGATCGTCAGCGTCGGTTGCCTCACCACTGGGTTCGACCTGCCGGCTGCTGACTGCATCCAGTTGCTGCGGCCCACGAGGAGTGAGTCGTTGCTGCTGCAGATTCTGGGCAGGGGGATGCGTCCGCTTGGCGACAAGCGGCTTTTGATTTTGGACCATACGCAGTCGATCGGTTCGATGGGTTGGCCCGACGACATCGCGGCCGAGAAGGCTGCCGAGGGCCTCGACATGGGCTGTGCCAAGGCCAGGACCGGCAAGCGCAAGCCGAAGGAAAAGTACGAGCTGCCACAGGAATGCACACGCTGCGGCGCCCTACGTCGTCCGGAGATCAAGGTCTGCCCTTCGTGTGGTCTCGAGTTCAAGCCCTTCACCAAGCTCAAGGAAGCGGACGGCGAGCTCCAGCAGGCGCAGCGCAAGGGCAAGTCGACGCGCACCATGGCGGAGAAGGCGTCCATGTGGAACGCGCTCGTCTACCACGCCCGCACCCGCAAGGATAAGTTCGGCCGGCCCAAGCCCTACGCCAAGGGCTGGCCCTACTACGCGTTCCGTGCGTGGAACGACGGCGTGAACGTGCCGGGCAAAGTGCAGGGCAACACTGACCCGACGCCGCCGACGCCTGAGCAGGCCGCCTGGATCAAGCGCTACGAGGCTAACCAGATCGCCTCGATCATCAACGCTAGGCGCAAGCCGTCCTAACCCCCCCAACAATCCGGAGTTCCAACATGCCCGACTTCGCGGCGCATGCCCTCGAGCTATTGCGCAACGGCCACCAGCCGGTGGCCCTGTGCCCCCACAGCAAGCGTCCTCGCTACGACGGATGGCGCAAGCGCATGATGACGCCCGATGCCATCGCCAGGGAGACCTGGCACGGCATCGGTGTGCGGGGCGGCCACTGTCACAACGGCTGGACCCTCGTCATCATGGACGTGGACGTCGATGACCTTGACGACGTGATCGGCAGCTCTGTGCCAGCGGCGAACGTCAGCAAGCGAGGCGCACGCGGTTCCACGCGCTTCTACAAGTCGCGGGCGCAGATTAAGGCCGCCAAGTACCGCATGCAGGACGGCAAGCCGATTGTGGAGCTGCTACAGACAGGCCAGTCGGTACTGCCGCCCACGATCCACCCTGACACCGGCAAGACCTACCGCTGGCTGGAGGGCTCGCTGTTCGACACGCCGATCGAGAACCTGGTGGAGATCACCGAGGTGGACATCGAGGCGCTCGCCAAGGCCCTGGAGCCCTGGTGCCCGCGCAAGGCCTACACGCCCGCCCCGACGATCGAGCGCGAGCTGGTCAACGATCGCAGGATGGCGGCCTACGCCCGATCCTGCATCCGTACGGCAGCCACGCGGCTATCCAGCCTGTCAGATGGCCGGCACAACGCGCTGTTCTGCGCAGCGTCTGGCTTGGGGCGCTATGTGCACCACGGCATCGTCGCCAAGACCGAGCTGAGGGACGCCCTGCTGGCCGCCTGCAGGTCCAACGGTCTCGAGGCCAAGCGGGGCCTCAAGGCGTGCGACGCCTGCATCGATCGTGGCCTGGAGTACAGCGTCGACGATCAGCTGGACGATCTCGACAAGAGGCCCGGCGCCAAGCCGCGCCGCCCAAGCCGCTGGGACGACTACCTGCAGATGGCAGCGCAGACGCGCTAACCCCAACAACGAGGAACACCATGTACGATATCGACACGGACGCCGTGATGGCCGCGCTGTGCGCACTCAAGCCCGCCGGAAGAAGCCCCCGCGCCTCGAAAGACATGAGCCAGCACTACGCGGGAAACGTCCTCACCAAAGAGGTGATAGCGCAGTTCAGGGCGGCACGCGCTCTGTTGCGCTGGTCTCAGGGAACACTGGCCCATTACGCCAAGTGCACCCCGCTAACGATTTCCAACTTCGAGCGCGGCACGGTGCGGCCGCGCAATTCCACCCTGCGCAAGGTGCAGGCCGCGCTCGAATCAGCGGGAATCGTGTTTATAGATGACGAGCATGAAGTCGGGATAGTTCTGCGGACATGAGGGCAGTAATATATAATTCTTATATTGAAATACGGGTATCTCTATGAGATAAGGTATTATCTGTAGTTTGAATGGTTCGAGGCCGTCCACCGGGGGCGGCCTTTGTGTTTTTCAGCGGCGCTCCTCTTCTCGCTGCTGATCGGCGCCGCCGCGGTGCTTGGGATTGTCACCGCGGCGGCTGCTACTCCACGCAATCCCCCCCCGCACAACTCGACCACGCAGCACGACAGAGCCACTGGCATCAGGGCTGGCACGTCGCACGTGCGGATGTCGATCCCACCAAGGACAATCCCCCATGACCTACGAGTATCTGCTCGCAGAGCACTACCGATATCGCGACCACCAGCTCGCCGATATCGGCCGCCGGATCGATCAGCTCTCCCACCATGCGAACGGGATGTCCGCCCACGTGGAGCGCGTTTGCGCCGACATCCGCGCAACCGCCGAGCGTGCCTCCGCCGACATCCGCGCTGCGGTCGATCGCGCCGTCGCGGAAATGGACGCAGCCATCAAGCGCGTTCCCCTGCACTGACCCAAAGGAAATCCCCAATGATTGGAATACTGGTAGGCGCCTCGGTCGTGCTCGCCGCCATCGTTTTCGGCGCCACCGTGGTGCTCGAGATCCTGACCTACAGGCACAACGAGAAGCAGCGCATCGAGCGCCTGAAGGAGCTCGACAGCATCTTGGAGGCGTGGTGTGACATGCACCCCAAGATCACGGTCGACGTCGAGGGCGCGGGAGATCTCGTCCCTGGTACTGCAGGTCATGGCGGCGGCGGAGCGCAGTGACTATGCTCACGTCAGATGAGATCCGCGCAGTGATCAGCGGCAGTGTGGCGGGCCTAGTAATCGGCGCCGCCCTCATCGTCGCGGTCCTCACTGCGAGGGGCACCTTCGGCCAGCGCTGCGAGGATAGGGGTTTCACCTGGGATAGTCCCGCCCACAGAGAGTGCGTGGAGTTCCTCATGTATGGTCGGGGGGCGCGGTGACCATGCGCACCACGGAACGCGGTCTCAGCGTAGAGCGCTTGCGCCAAGTGCTGTCCTATGACCCAGCTACAGGCGCCATCGCGTGGAAGATCAGCCGCGGCCGCTCCAAGGCCGGCGCCCCAGCCGGCAACCGGCACTGCAAGGGCTATCGCATCGTGAGAATCGACGGCAAGAACCACCTGGTCCACCGGGTGGCCTTCGCCCACGCCAACGGCTACTGGCCAGACTCTGACATCGACCACGCCAACTGTCTCCGCGCCGACAACCGTATCGAGAATCTCCGCGCGGCGACGCGCTCACAAAACCTAGCGAACATGGCCCCCCGCGGCGGGCGCACTGGAGTGAAGGGCGTCTACCCCAGCGGGGGAAAGTACCGAGCGCAGATCCAAGTCAACAGCCGCCAGCGCTACCTCGGAACGTTCGACACGCCAGAGCTGGCCAGCGAAGCCTACAAGCGCACCGCCAACGAGGTGTTCGGCGCTTTTGCTCGATCGGACTGATCAGTGACCCACCGGCGCCCCACCAACGGCCACCACGGCATTCCGATCTGGCTGCCGCAGGTCGTCTTTGGCATCGCGGCCTACAGCATCGCCGTGACGTTCGCGGGCGCCTGGTGGGCGGCCACAATGCAGGCCGCCAACGGCAACAACCACGACAAGCTGATCGAGCACACCGCCGCGCTCGCAGCTATCAACATCAAGCTCGACGACGTACCCGCTATGAAAAACGAGCTGAAGAACATCTCCGAGACGCTCAAGGACATCAAGGTCGCAATCATCCAGCCAGCGCCGCGCGTCGTCTATCGAACCAAGTAGGTCAAGCCGACACAACAGCGGCCGCTCATGGCCGATGCGGGGCGCCCGACACTAACCAGTTTTCCGAGGCCGATATCCTGGTCGCGCCTCGCCTAAGCCGGGGACTCCGCGGGGGCGGAGTCTCCGGCCCTACCCATCACCAAGGACCGCATGACAAAGAAGACAGACGCCACCCCGGCGCCGGACAAGCCGATGGCCCGGCCGATCCCGCTCGACATCACAACCGACGCCTGGGCCCGCGCCCTCGATGATCTGCGCGGCAGGCTCGTCCGCGCTATCACCAACGCCCGCGACGGCAGTGTCGAGGCGGGCAGGATCTCCAGGCTAGTCGCCGACATCCGTGCACTGGACCTCGTCGAGCCAATGCGTGTGCCGGCGCCGGTCGAGCCCGTGCAGCCTGACCCGCCTGATGTGGCGGAGCGCAAGGCCGCGGCGTCGGACCGGGCGGCGATGCAGGTGCTGAACGCCAAGGTGGCGCGCAAGGAGAGCATCGACGCCGCACGGGCGGAGGAGTGAGCCATGGCTATTCAGGTCCGGCTCTTCAGCCACAGCGGCATCAGCCACGCTTTCGTCGCCAACTACTCGGCACAGAAGAGCTTCACCGCGCTCCCCCTCCTGAAGCAGCCCTATCTGGCTCGCGAGAACCTGACCGTGGACACCGGCGCCGCCGTCTCGAGCACCACCGCGCTGGCGCCCGCCAATTCCCACATCCTGCTGGTGCAGGTGCCACCGGGCTCGCGCGTTCATTACGAAGTGAATCGCCCCGGCCGCGATGGCGGGGCTGTCACGGCCGATACGAGTTCCCCCATTATCGAGGGCGATGAGCATCTCGAGTGGGAGCCTGGTTGCGCTATCTCGCTGTTGCAGGTGTCGTGAGGTGGTGAGTCATGGCTAGGAAAAAGAAGCCAGCGTCAACTGGTAAGAAGCTGGGTAAGAAGAAGGCCAACACCACCAGCTTCAAGTCCGGTGCCGAGTGGCGCGGCAATGCCAAGGGCCGCCCACCTGGCTCGCGCAACAAGCTTTCCGAGGCCTTCCTCTCCAAGCTCGCTGCGGACTTCGATGCGAACGGCGCGTACGTGATCGAAAGGGTGCGCACCACAGAGCCGGCGCAGTACCTGCGCGTGGTGGCGTCGATTGTGCCCAAGGAGTTCGAACTGGGCCAGTCCACCCAGGACGCCTTCCGCGAATTCCTCACCAGCGCGCGCCGAGCCGCGCCTTCCAATCCCTACAAGGACACTTCCGATGACTGACAACAGCTGGGGCAAGATACTGCCTGCCCCACCCATCAAGCAGCCTCCGAACAATGGGGCCGTGATGCTGTGCATTGCCGCATTCCTCGCTGGTCTCATGATGTTCCCGCATCTCTTCCTGCCGCTGGGCCAGTACGCAGCTCTGGTGTTCTTCACCTACATGGCGCTGATGCTCATCGGCGCGCTGTGCACGGGCGTCTGCGGGCTTTTCAAGAAGAAGCCGCGGCATGCGTGACACCGAGCGCCTGAAGAGCACTCGCGATATCGAGGTCGGCGACCGCATCGATCTTCCAGATAGGGCGGTGATCGTCACCGACATCCAGCCGGGTGGCATCGCCGTCACCTGGTTCGACGACAAAATGCAGGGTCCCTACTACGCGGTGCTCCCGCACGGTTCCCTGCACAGGACGCGCTACATCGACGAGCGCAACAACGACCAGAGCTGGTGGGAAGCACACCCCGATATTACCGGCAAGTACAGGGAGTTCTGACCGTGGGCGACGAGCTTCCCAAGCGCCAGGCCTTCCTACACATCGACGCGGTCAAGATCGGCCAGCAGGGTTGGAAGCTGATCGGCGCCATCGAGGCGCTCAACGCGGCGGAGATGACGGTCAAGTCGATCCGCGAAAAGTCCACGGTCGTGCAGGAGCGCGTGTTCCTCGCCGAGATCGCAGACCTGCTGAACCAGTTGGCCGGCGAGCACCAGGACACGCTGGTCAAGCTCGCGATGGACACAGGCGCAGGCGAGATCCGCGAAGTCACCAAGGGCGCCAAGCCGCACTGAGCGGCTGCATTCTGACAGAACGACATGAGCGCTGCCGCCGAGCGATACGATTGGCGCGACTGGCTGTTCGCGTCCATTCGCGACCAGGACGCGCTGTTGTTTGCCACGCACGTCCTCGGCTTCCTGCTGCCCGGCCAGCCGAACCCGACCAACGAGCCGCAGCTCGAGGTTTGGCAGGTGAAGGCGCTGCGGATGTACAGCAAGGCCTTCCGCAACCGCTTCAAGAAGCCGGGCCGCATCGCCATCAGGGCCGGCCACGGTGTGGGCAAGACCACCTACCTGGCGATCATTCTCCTGTTCACGCTGCTCGCCGGCGGCGAGGACGTGAAGATCCCGGTGGTAGCCAACTCGCAGAACCAGCTGCGGGACGTGCTTTGGCCTGAAGTAAGCAAGTGGCTCAATCGGTTCCCACCTGAGCTCCGGCCTGAGATCAGTTGGCAGGCCGAGAAGATTTCGCTGCGTGCGCTGCCCGAGCTCGTGTTCGCCGTGGCGCGCACCGCGTCAAAGAGCAACCCGGAGGCCCTCCAAGGTTTTCATGCCTCTACGCTGCTGGCAATCTTCGAGGAAGCCTCCGGTATTCCGGAGCTCACCATCGAGACGGCGCAGGGCGCGCTCTCCACGCCTGGCGCCATGGCGATCGCCGTTGGCAATCCGACGCGTCGCATCGGCTTCTTCTACGACATCTTCCACAAGCCTGCGCTGCGGGCGGAGTGGTCGATGCAGATGCGGGTCAGCAGCGAGGATGTGCCTCGCGCGCGCGGTCACATCCAGTCGATCATCAATCTCTATGGCAAGGACAGCAACAAGTACCGCGTCCGCGTCCTCGGCGAGTTCCCGGACAAGGACGACGATGTTGTCATCCCGCTCGAGTGGATCGAGTCCAGTAAGGGACGCAAGGTCATTCCCAGCCACGTGTACCCAGTGTGGGGCTGTGACGCCGCGCGCTTCGGCGATGATCGCATCACGCTCCTCAAGCGCCAGGGCAACACGCTGCTCAAGCCGCCCATCATCTGGCGCAACATGGACGGCGGGCAAGTCGCCGGGCGGATCGTTGCAGAGTACCGTGCCACGCCGATAGACGAGCGCCCGCGCGCGATCTGCGTGGACGTGATCGGATACGGCGCCAGCGTCGTCGATTTCCTCAACCGTGATCCCGAGCTCGCTGCGGACGATGTGCACATCGTCTCGGTGAACGTGGCGGAGAGCGATCCAGGCGACGGTCTCAATCACCGTCTGCGCGATGCACTCTGGTGGAAGGGCCGTGAGTGGTTTCAGGGCCGCGACGTGTGCATCCGCACCGACCATCTGAACAGCGACGAGATGGCCGTGATCGAAGAGTTGGTCGGCGAGCTGGCCGTTCCGACCTACGACTTCACGGCCGCCGGCAAGCGCATCGTGCAGCCCAAGTCCGAGATGAAGGCCGATACAGGCAAGTCTCCTGACCTTGCTGATGGGTTCCTGCTGACCTTCGCCGCACCGGTCTTCCCCCGACCTGCTGAGGACTACGACCGACACCGGCACGGTCGATGGGGCGCCTACGAGCCGATCGATCCCTGGGCAAGCTGACATGAGCAACATGGCGACTGTGAACAGGGCCTTCATCAAGGCACTGGACGGGAAAGCATCTGCCGACGGCATCATCATGGTGTACGAGCGCGGCGACGACGGCAAGCAGCGCCAACGATTGACCGGATTCATCACCGTAGGCGGCACGCGGAAGACCGTCACCGGCCTTTTCGACGGCCGCGCCGATCTCGTGGCCGCGGCTGAGCAACTCGCTGCCGAGTTCGCAGCGGCCAACAACCTCACAGAACCAGCGAGCGCCGTCTGGGACGCAGACGCTGAGCGGGCCAACGCATGAGCGACACAGGAGAGACGTACCTTACCGGCGACGAGACCGACGCGAATCTGCCTGCCGACGCCGCTCGCAAGCCGCCGAGCGAGCTTGACGACATCGCGCTCTATCTGCAGCTGAAGAGCTGGTTCCTGCTCGACGATGCGCACTCCAAGGAGTGGCGCGATCAGGCGCGCAAGGACTTCGACTTCGTCGCGGGCGATCAGTGGGAGGAGAAAACCGCCAAGGTCCTCCAGGACGAGGGCCGCAACCCGCTCACGTTCAATTATGTCGGCCCGTTCATCCGCGCTGTGTGCGGCCTCGAAATTGGCACGCGGCATGAGGTTGTGTATCTGCCCCGCGTGATCGAGGAAGGCGACATCGTTGCCAACGAAACCGTGTCCGACACCTCGCGTTGGATGGGCGACAACTGCAACGCCCCTGACGAGCAGAGCGAGGCGTTCCAGGACACGACGATCTGCGGGATGGGCTGGACTGAATCCAGAATGAGTTGGGAGGAGGACGATCCGGACGGCAAGTACGTCGAGGAGAAGCTCGACGTCCAGGAGATGCGCTGGGACAGGTCGGCGCGCAAGAAGAACCTGGCCGATGCCCGCCGGGTCTGGCGTGTGCGTCAGATGACCCTCGACGAGGCGCGGGACATGTTTCCCGATGCGCCGGACGGCGATCTCAACGCCACCTGGGCCCTCGGGTATGACGTGGATCAGCCGCTCAAGTCCGACGAGGAGCGCCGGCTGAAGCTCGAGAACAGCCATCCGCTTGACCCGCAGAACCTCGTACACATTGTGCAGTGCCAGTGGATCGAGCGGGAGTGCTACTACCGCGTCGCCTTCTCCGAGGGCATCGAGGAAGCCAGCGAGGACCAGTACAAAGAGTACCAGGCGCTGGCGAAGGAGGGAGGCCACAAGCTTGTCGCCACCAAGTGCCACCGCAAGGTGCGCAAGCAGGCATTCCTGGGCTCGAAGATCCTCGGCAAGGGGCCATGCCCCGACCCCGACCGGTTCACGTTACAGTGCATCACGGGCATGCCGCACCGGAACAAAGGCACGTGGTACGGCCTGATCCGGCTGATGCGCGACCCGCAAATGAATGCGAATAAATGGCTGTCGCAGGCGCTGCACATCCTGAACAGCACGGCCAAGGGCGGCGTCATTGCTGAGCGCGGCACCTTCAAGAACATCACCGAGGCGCAGAAGACCTACGCCAACCCCCAGGCCATCACCATCGTCGAGGACGGCGCGATCCAGAAGGGCCGCATCATGCAGAAGCCGGGCGCCGGTCTCGCCGCGCCCTACGTGCAGCTGGTCCAGCTGGCAATCCAGGCGATCCCGCAGGTCACCGGCATCAACCTCGAGCTGCTCGGCATCGTCAACCGCGATCAGCCCGGCATCCTCGAAGCACAGCGCAAGCAGGCGGGCATGACCGTGCTCGCCACGCTGTTCGACGCGCTGAAGCTCTATCGCCAGACCAATGGAATGACGCGACTGCATTTCATCCAGAATGTCCTTCCGGATGGGAAGATCATCCGGGTGAGCGGCCCGATGGGCGCCAAGGCGATCAGGTTCCTGCGCGATCAACACCTCGGCGAGTACGACGTTATCGTCTCCGACGCGCCGACCAGCCCGAACCAGAAGGACCAGACCTGGCTGATGCTGATGCAGATGGCACAGGTCCCGGCCCTGCAGCAGCTGCTGGCGCGGCCCGAGATCGCGGTCGAGGCCCTGAACTACTGCCCACTCCCCTCGAAGGTTGTGCAGCTACTCCAGAAGGGTGTCCAGGAGCCGCCTCCGGACGCCGACCAGCAGAAGATGCTGGCGATGCAGGATGCCTTGGCCAAGATCGACAAGACCAAGGCCGACGCAGGTGCTGCGAATGCGAGCGCTGGTCTCGACCAGGCCAAGACGATCCTGGCACTGGCCGATGCCGGCGTGAAGCAGCAGCAGGCGCGGCGCGAGGCGGCGATCAACGACTTCAACGCGGCGCTCACCAACTTCGGCGCCGCCGGCATGCCGCCGCGGATGCCAACCACGGCAACCGACCCCGGCTTCGCCGTGCTCGACGATCAACAGAGCGGGTTACCCCTGCCTGCGCAGCTCCCCACCGGTCCTATTCGGAGGGCGCGCCAGCCAAGCGGCATGGGTGACCTGTTCGCCAACCTGCCGCCGGGCACTGCTGGTGCTCCGTCGGCTCCCCCAATGTGATGAGGCAATCCCCTTATGGGCCCCGAAAAGAACGAGTCCTCGCCGGACGCCGGCGATGAGTTCTCCGCTGACGAGCTCGCTGCCATCGAGCAGATGCAGCGCGAGACGCCGATGCCGACCTCGAACGAGGGCGGCGATCCTCCAGCCAACGACCCAGCGCCTGAGCCCGAGAAGAAGGTGGACGGCGAGGACGACGTTGAGCTTGAGGACGGCGAGGAAGAGCTCACGATCGACGGCCAGGGTCGTGCGCATGACAAGGCCGGCCAGTTCGTCTCCAAGTCGGCGCTGTTGCGCGTCAAGGAGCAGCGCAAACAGGCGCTCGCCGAGCTGGAATCCGAGCGTGCCGCCCGGGCCAAGATCGAGGGCCGGCTGGACATCCTCACGGATATCATCAACGCGGTCCCTGGCGACGGCAAGAAGCTGGGCGAGCAGAAAACCGAGAACCCGTGGGATGAGTCGGACATCAACGAGGCCGAGGACCTACTTGGCGCGCTACAGCAGCAGCGCCGCCGCGAGCGGTTCAACTACGAACGCCAGAAGGCGATCGAGAGCGGCCAGGCGGATCGTGACAAGGCGCTCGCAGAGCGCGACAAGATCACGACGCTGGTGCAGAGCTACGTCGCCGATGCCAAACGCCTAGCTGCGGAGAATATCAAGAACGGCGAGCTCGTCGAGATCGACGGCGGCCAGAAGATTCCGGCGTTTCAGGCGGCTTATCAGCACGTCGTCGCCCTGCGCCATGCCCAGCTTGAGGCTGGCGGCATGACGGACAAGGCAACACGCGACCAGCACATTGCGCAAGAGGAGCGCCAGCTGGTTGAAGGTGCGGCCGCCACCAAGCGCTCTCCGGCCGAGCTGATCATGGCCTACGCCAAGGCCTCGGGCTTCAAGATGCCGGCAAAGGCCGCAACCAACGGCAAGGACGCCGGCAAGACGCAGGCTCAGATCGAGGCCGAGAAGAAGCTCGAGGTCATCAACAAGGCGAAGGCCAACTCGCAGACGCTCTCCGGCAAGGGCGGCCAGGCCTATGGTGGCGTCACTCGATCGCAGATCATCAAGATGGACGAGGACGAGTTCGCAGCGTTGATCAACAAGCTGAGCGAGAGTGAGCTCAACCGCATGCTCGGCGCGGAATGATCTTGCGTCCAGACGTCTGATGAGTTACAGAGGGACCGGCGATTGACTCGATCGGCGCGACCAGGACGCGCCTTCCCCCTCCGAGCAACCGCGGCCCCCCAAAGTATCACAGTGAGTACCCGTGCCATGTTGGCACCGCTCCCGGCAGCGTCATGCCGTTCCGGTCAGGTCAGCCGCAAGTGACCAGCGCGCCCCGTGCCCGCGCAAGACCCCCAGGCCGTTCCGCTGAACGCGCAGCGACATCGCGCGATCCCGAAACGGAACCTGGACTCTATCCATGTCCTATACGTCGTTCGCTCTCGGCGATGCCGAGACCGTCAAGCTCTGGGAGAAGATGCTCTCAGTAGCTGAGCGCCAGACTCTCGACATCGCCCCGCTGATGGGCAAGTCCGAGAACTCCATCATCCACATCAAGGACGAGACCGAGAAGGGCGCCGGTGACCGCGTCACCTTCACGCTCCGCACCCGCCTCGCCCAGAAAGGCATCACCTCGGCGGGCACCGTCGAAGGCAACGCCGAGTCGCTCTCGACCTACACCGACAACATCCTGATCGACGAGCTCTGGTGCAACGTCGGCGCCAAGTCGCAGTTCACGATCGACGCCCAGCGCGTGCCGTTCAACCTCCGTCAGGAGTGCAAGAACGCGGCCGGCGACTGGTGGGTTGAGCGGAAGTGCAAAACCTTCTTCAACCATATTTGCGGCTACACCCCGCAGAACACGTCCGGCGCCACCTCTGGCATCGAGTACACCGGCAACAACACGGTCACTGCTCCGGCCAGCGGCACCGGCCTGACTCGGCAGATTTGGGCCGGCACCGCGTCCAACGACCAAGGTCTTGGCAGCCCCGACACCTTCGTGCTCGCGCTGATCGAGCGTGCGGTCGAGGCGGCCAAGACCGGTGACCGCATGGTCCAGATGGTGCAGGTCGGCGGCCGCCAGAAGTATGTCGTGTACATCTCCGAGCGGCAGCGTCGCCAGCTGCGTACGGACGCCACGGACGGCGGTTGGCAGGACATCACCAAGTTCGCGTACTCGGGCGTCGATGTCTCCAAGAACCCGCTCTACCAGGGCGCACTCGGCGAGTTTAACGATTGCATTCTGCGCAGCTCGCAGGATGTGACGGTGGGTGTGCACTCGAGCACCGGCGTCGCCCAGACCGCCGTGCACCGCGCGGCGCTCCTCGGCCGCCAGGCTGCGGTCGCCGCCTTCGGCCGCAAGGGCTACGGCCCCTCCAAGTACCACTGGAATGAGGAGCTCAAGGATCACAAGCGCAAGCTCGAGGTCTCGGCTCACCAGATCTGGGGACTGAAGAAGGCCGTCTTCAACAGCGTCGATCACGGCACCCTCGTGATCTCCAGCCACACCGGCTCGTAAGGAGGGCTCACGATGGCAACTGGCAACACCGCGCGCGACTACGGGGTGCAGCTCGTGCACTACCTGCGCAAGGCGTTCACGAAGGACGACAACGGCACGGTGCTCACCCTGGGCACCGTGCCGGATGGCGCCCTGATTCTGGGGCCGCTCTCGGGCGTGCAGGTGAACGAGGCGTTCAATGCCGGCACACTGAACGAGCTCGACATCGGCACAACCGCGACGGGCGACTTCTTCGGCAC